GTTACAAACATGATCGGAACAGTTCCAGGAATGATACTGTTACCGCTATTGATTTCACCTGCTTGAGAAATAACCCACCACCTTTATGTTTGAACAATATACTGTGTTGTTAGATAGATCAAGCCAACGCCAGGAGTGCCACCCTTAATGAAGAACTGAGTCCCTTTGGGCACAGCTTCGGGGAAAGGATTAACGGATGTAGCTTCATCGTATAGAAAGAAAGAGTTAGACGGGAGAACGTCTATATCAGTTGCCCCGTCGATGGAAACAGTGACCAAAACATTGCTGTTATTGACCATTTTTAAAATATAAGATGGCCATACCAAGGGAAGACCGATCGTTTGATAAGACCCAGTTAGGGTTGAAGTATCAAAAGTCCGTAGAGTTTCCCATGCAAGTCTGTTACTGTAAGCTCCCATTATCCCTCAATTGGTACGATGTTTTCTGTTGTTTCTACTTGAGGCTGTTCAGCCTTAGCTTTTTCCTCAGCATCTTTTTGAGCTGCTGCAATATTGTCTTCGATCTGACAAACAAAATGGATGAATTTATTCAAAGCTTCTTTAACGTTTGGAAGCGGTGCATCACTATCGCAATTGAAATGATAGATCTTTCCGCCGGCTACAAATTCGAGTTGTGAGATGTTCTTTAACATGTAATACCTATAGGGTTTATGGTTCATCGTTTATATATCCGATGAACCATAAATAATGCAAACTTTAGTTTACAATAAACCAAGCGATTACTGAAACGTCTGTTGCGACGTTTGTATTACCAACGGCTGTTGTTGCAGCGTTGATGATGAATGATGAACCGTTAGTGATTGTTCCGACAGATAACATACCTAAAGGAGCAGCTCCAGTCGCGCCAATTGACAATCTACTTAAGAAAATCAAAGAGCTTGATGTAACAGCAGTTGTACTAACTGTTGCAGTCCCTCCAACTAAAGTTACCGAACCAAAGCTATTTGCACCAGCTGCTATTGTTGTTCCAACGTTAGCACTTAGGATCTTATTACCGGCTGTTGCAAAGTTCAAGTTACCGTTTAGGTTGATCTTTCCAGATCCTGCATTGATCGTTGTGGTCGAAGTTGTATTGGTCGAACCGATAATGACTGTATTAGCTGATGCTCCGTTTGCAATCGTCACAGCGTTTATACCAGCAGCCGTTGCTATATTAACAGTAGCTCCAGCAGTTGTTGCGTTCGCTATCGAAACTGTTCCTGCTCCTGCGCCGTTACCAATAAGAATTGTATTAGTACCTGAAGAAGAGCCAATTGTAATTGCAGCCGTTTGTGCAGTACCACCAATCAAGATTGTTCCTGTTGTTGTTGAAGCACCAATATTATATGTAGAAGTTGCAGCTCCATTAAGGGCGAAGTTACCAGTTCCGACTAACATAGATATACTTGAAGCACCAGTAACAGAACCGATCGTAATAACGTTAGCTCCAGCAGATGTGGCCAGGTTAACAGCATTGCCGGAAGTTCCAACGTTAGCGATGGAAACTGTAGTTGCTCCTGTACCTGCACCGATTGCTACAATATTCGTACCTGAAGAAGAACCTAGAGTTATTGTACCTGTTTGAGCAGTACCACCAATCAAGATTGTTCCTGTTGTTGTTGAAGCACCAACGTTGTATGTTGATGTAGCTGCACCATTGATTGCAAAGTTACCTGTACCGACCAACATTGAGATACTGGAAGCACCAGATACTGAGCCTATAGTAATTACGTTAGCTCCCGCTGAAGTTGCCAGATTCACAGCATTACCTGCTGTACCGACGTTTGCAATTGACACAGTAGTTGCCCCAGTACCTGCACCAATTGCTACTATGTTTGTTCCAGAAGAAGATCCCAAGGTTATTGTTCCAGTTTGAGCAATACCTCCGATCAATATTGTGCCTGTAGTAGTTGAACCACCCACTGCATAAGTTGAAGTTGCTGCACCGTTTAAACTGAAATTACCAGTGCCGACTAATAGAGATAGAGAAGCAGCGCCTGTTAAAGTACCGATCGTTATGACGTTACCGATAGCTCCAGTACCTAGGTTAATAGTTTTAATACCAGTTCCGCCAGTACCTAAGTTAATCGTTTGTGCTCCAGTTCCAACACCTAGTCCAAGCGTACCAGTTTGAGCGCCTGTACCGCCTATTGTGACTGCACCAGTTGTCATACCAGCACCGATATTTACAGCGCCTGCAACTTGTGAGTTTGCTATATTGACTGTTGATGCACCAGCGCCTCCAGCGATTATAATAGTATTTGTACCAGATGAAGAACCGAGTGTGATTGTGCCTGTCTGGGCTGTACCACCAAGAACGATTGTTCCAGTTGTCATTGCAGCACCAACGTTTAAAGCGCCAGCGATTTGGTTATTAACTAGATTAAGAGTCGTAGCACCTGCACCATTACCGATCGCTATAATATTGGTTCCAGAAGAAGATCCCAGAATGGTTGTTCCTGTTTGAGCAGTACCACCGATTGTAATTGTACCGGTTGTTAAAGCTGCTCCAACTGTGATAGTTGTCGTAGCAGCAGTTGTGATAACAAAGTTACCAGTTCCTGCTTGTAGATTTAATGAAGCAGCACCAGTTAAGGAACCGACAGTTATCACGTTCGCTGCTGCATCATTACCGATACCAATAGTGTTACCACCACCGGTTAAACTAAAGTTACCAGCACCAGTTGCAATCGTAACTGCACCAGAAGAACCACCGATTGTGGTTGCTGCTGTTCCAGTTGCGTTAAGTAATACAGTTCCGACAGCGGTTAATGCTGTGAATGTTCCGGCAGCTGGTGTAGTTGTTCCAATTGCAGGAGCAGCTGCGAATACAGCTGCTAAGTTAGACGGCTGAACTGCTAGAGCAGTAACACCTGGAACGGTTGCTGTTCCGGCAACTGCTTGTGCGTTAGTTGCTAGGTTCGTAATACCAGTAACTCCTGTTTGAGCTATGGCAGCGCCTCCTAAAACAACAGATTGAACAAAGGTGAATACGTCGTTAGCTAATGGAACATAAGAGCCAGCTGGAGCTGTACCACCTTCTAACTGAGCCAATGTACTTAAGAAAACAACACCAGCTTGAGTTGTTGAAGCAGCTGATCCTTCAGGAGTTGACCAAGTTGCTGTAAGAACGTTGTTAGCTGATGTGAGACCAAGAAGGTCATATGAGGCAACACCTACATAGATCCATTGCGTCCCAATTGGATATGAGGTATCCGCTGAAGTTGGTGCTCTTGTTTGATAAATTATTCCGCTAGGGTTCGCTGAACTATTAGCACCGAATGCTACGCAATAATTCATTGATGATGGTTGAGCATATGTATTGGTTGCCATAAATTTTCCTCATTTAAGGTTGTTCTTTTAAAATTTTAATGTAAGTCTTTAAGGATTATGTGTATACGTCAATGTTAGATGTAAACAATTAAGTTGCTGAGTGTTAGGTTACTATTTGTGAAAATAGTTGACTTCAAATCCTCAATGGGGAATAATGGAGACATGGATACAAAAGAGCTTAGACTTAAACTTCCGAGAAAACTTCTCATAGAATTTAGAAAACTCTGTATTGAGTTGGAACTGTCTGCTCCTAAAACGATGACTCAATTGATTGAGCAGTTTTTACAGGTGCAGAAGGATAATTTGAACATTAAGAAAATGATTAACAGGATGGAAAAATGAACGCAGAAATATGGACAATTATAGGAACAGGAGTAGGAATAAGCACCGGAATAGGTACATTACTCTACACTTTAATAAGAAACTTTAGATTGGATTTCGACTTAAGATTTGATGCTCAAGATAAGAAATTTGAACAGCAAGACCAGAAATGGATAGAAACCAACAAAAGAATGGATGGTGTTTATCACGTTCTTTTGAAGAGGATTAAGGAGGAATAGAAAATGAATGATCAAAAATCAACATGGATATCCCATTTAGAATGGGTCGTATTATTTGTGACTTTACTTGGCGGATTTTACAGCGTAAACACGAGAATTGATAACTGCAACAACCGAATTGATCAAGTGATTACTCTGATGCATAATGAGAGTATGCAATTTCATGGTAGACTTAGCATATTGGAAGAGAAGGTTAGGAAATAATGGAACTTACAGTATTACTTTGGATTTTAGGAGGAGGTTTCGGCGGTACATGGGGATTGTGCATATTCTTTATGATTCAATCTTCTAACGCAAATGCTGAAACTAGAAAAGAAATCGTTGAGATTAGAAAAGAAATTTCTGCTCTTCATCATTGTGTGAAAGATCATCATGCTAGAATTTCAGTTATTGAAAGTAGAGGTTAGATATGATGCACGGATTATTTATAGCTTTATGCCTTATTCTTGCTCAGCTTTTTTTTGACTTTGAGTGAAGGAAATTAAATGACAAAATATATTGAAGATTCAAAAATTAGACTTTTGAAATATGTAAAACTTCATATGAATGGCTGTTGGGAATGGATGGGATATAAATGTAATCCAAAGAAACAATATGGATTCATTTCTTTGGCAATAAAGCGACCTTATAAGATGATTTTAGCTCATCGTGCGTCATATATATTATGGAAAGGAAATATCCAAGATGAAATGAATGTTCTTCATTCATGTCACAATTCTTTATGTGTAAATCCTGATCATCTTCATCTAGGTACTCAAAGAGAGAATCTACAAGAGATGAAAGATGCTGGTAGAGAGAAAAAGGTGAAGGGAATTAAAAATCATAAATCGAAGACAAATGATAATGATGTTTCAAAAATCAGACGTCTTCATGAAAACGGGTTTACAATGAGAGAAATAGGTAATATTTTTAATCTTCAATCTTCAACCATATGTTACATTGTAAATAAGAAAACTTGGGGTCATGTATGATGCAATTATTTTTTATCGGTTTACCGATTTACTTTTTAATCTGTTATTGGGAAGAGCGCGATCGGGACGGTTACGATTTTTAGAAATATTCTCTTCAATCTTGTCTGCATAAAGTCTAAGTGCAGGCAAGTCTTCTTTTATAGCTGCTGCCGTTGCTAATGCATAGAACTTTTGTAATTCAGGGCTTTTCGCAACTCTAACAAAGAAATCTCCTGCTTTTGCAGCTCCATGAATTGCTGCTCCTCCTGCTAATGTATAAGGGGCTAATTCTGGATGTCCTAACGCAACTTCAGCTAACGCAGCTCCTAAAATAGATTTTCCACCTAGATTTTTCACAATAAAATCATTAGCTTTAGTTCCTTGCATGACAGCACTATATATTTCATTAGCAGGTCTATAAGCCTTCGCAAAGGCAGGATTTATTTTCTCATAGGGTTTAATAGCATTATCAATATCTTTTGCAACTCCTTTAAGAAGTTTCCTTTCCCTTTTTAAAAGGATAGGATCTTTCATAACTGTGTTAAGATCTCTTTTTGAGGCCATCAAATCTTGTAAAGGCATTTTTCCAGATTGATCTACTTTCTTAAGTATTGCTTCAATAGGATTTTTTACTGCATTTTTTGCAGATGTTTCAAAACCTTTTTCCAATTCAATTAATTTATTACCTAATTCTTTTGTCATTGGTGTTACATTCAACTTGACACCTTTAGACAACTTATTAGCTACTTCATATTGATTACCAGCATATTTCATTGCCCCACCAGGATTCATAGCTGTAATCAATAACATAGTTCCTAATTTTGCTGCTTCTTGAGGCCCTTCTCCAAGTCCTAAAAGTTTAACTCCTTCTTTTGCAGCAACAGCACCTGCAGATGCTCCAAGCATGGTCCTAAATTTCATTGGTCCAAGCAAACTTGCAGCAGTTGTGGCAATTTCATCCCCAAATCTTTCATATTCATCTTGTGGAGCAGTAAAACCTTTAGTTTTTTCTTCTGATAATTTCTTAAGTTTTGCAGAACTTGGTAATCCTTGTTCTCGATATAATTCTTCTTGTTCTTCAGAAAGTGGTTTAACTCCCAGTTTATCTAATCCTGTAATGAGACCACTTTGAATAAGAGAATTTACATCTCCTGGTATTCCTCCAATTGTTTCGGCAATTCTTGAACCAATTCTTGCAGCATGACGACCAACTTCTAAAAGACCAGAATTCTCATCTGCTTTTTTAATGCGAACAGATTCAAAAGGATCTTCTTGTTCCTGTTCTTGTTCCTGTTGCTGTGGTGCTTGCTGTTGCTGAGGTTGGCTTAATCTAACCGATGCAAAAGGATCTTGGTTCATGGTAATGTGGCTCCAAGTTCCATGTAATGATCTAACATTTCTTCAGGCACATTTAAAGGTTCTCCATTATTATCAAACATCAAATAATTTCCATCTGGTATTCCATATTCTTCATGAAGAACTTTTCTCATATTGGCCTTGATTGATGGAACTTTATCATTTGCATATTCAGTAACTTTTTTATTAACCAATGATTGATAATCTTCAGGGATTTTACCACCATTATTTTTCTTTATCTCATTGGCGAATTCAATTTCTTTATTTTTTATATCCTGAAATTCTTTGAGGTTATTTATGATAGCTCTATTTGCTCCTTGGCTAAAATCAGCGCTAGGATAAGCGTTAAGTATTGTCTGGAACTCAAAATTACTAAACTGACCACCTAAAATTGATCGAATGTCTGTAATCATATGTTTTACATCAGCAGCAAATTCTCTACGGCCTTCAGAGGTAAGATTAACTAAGCCTGCCTTCTCAAGAAGTTTTTCATAAGGTTTACCAGTTACACCCTTCTCGTTCAATTTCTCAAGATCGGTCAATGTTTTTGTTTTTATATGTGCTAGGCCTGCGGATTGTTGAAGTTGTGTATTATAATCGGTATCTGCCTTTGCTTGCTGAGCAGCCATTGCAGTATCTCTTTTATGTTCTGGAGTTTCTTTAGATTTTTTAAAATCTAGGTTTTCTTGATGATGTTTTTGAGTATCTAAAGATTTGTTATGTTCTTTTAATTGCTGGGCTAAATTATGATCTCCCATCATTTCTGCATCAAATATCATTTTGTCAGGAACTTTTCGATTTGGAAGATCTGTTTTTAACTTTATTTCCCCTAAATCCATATTCCCTTCAGCAGTCTGAGTTCCGGGCCGATTAATTTGATCTGAAAAGGAGCCTTGGTCATTTTGTTGTTGCCCAGGCATTCCAGATTGCTCACCGCCCTGTAAGTAATCAGAAAACCCATATTTTTTATAGCGTTCCATCTTCTCATTAAATTCATTTGTTTTCTCTTCTTTCTTTAGAAAACTCTCATAAGCAGCTTGCCTTTCTTTGGCTGTAGCTCCTTCGAAATCTTGACCCGTCACTTTTTTTAAATATTTATTCTCCGCTTCTTCTTTTTGCTTTTCTTGTTTTGCAGCTTCCTTTTGACGAGCCATTTGCTGATAACTACTCTGAGCACTTTTAGCAAAATCAAAGGCATGCCCCATCAACTCTCTATCTCTATCATATGGAGACTTCTTTTCTTCTACTGGAGTTCTTTTAATAATCTGTATTGGCATAATTATTTCCTTTTAGAAGTTACCTTCATCATCTCTTCTTATTTCATTGCCCCAGTCCCAACCAGCTTTAGCACCACCGACATAATCACCAGTTGCTAAGCCAGTAGCTGTGCCAAGCATTAAACCACCAGTTGCGGAAACATAATCTGTTCTTTTTTTCTTTCTCTCTGCTTGTGGTCTTTCAACAAGTGCCTTCTCTTCGTATTTTTCGTTAAGAAGAGTGTGCGACATTCCCATTAAATCAAGGGTGGCTTGGCGCTGCAATTCTTTACGTCTAGAAGCCAGTTGCGAAGCAAAGTCACTATTGGCCTGTGACATTTTGTTCTGGAAACCGCTTGATCGTCTGCCACCTTGACCCATGCCGCTAAAACGTGATGCTGTTTGCCCTTGCAGTTCGTTAAATTCACGCATAGATGGCTCTTCCATCTCAGCAAAATAACTTGTATCACCCCTAGCAAGTCTTGAAGTATGACTATTATTACCTACATGTTGAAAACTATCGGCCAATAATTGTTTCTGTTCAGGAAGATAATTGCCCATTACGGCTAGATCATAACCTCGAGGAATCAAGTCACCTGTTTTAGAATATTTCTCTTGTCTTCCCTTATCTGAGTTTTGGTGTACACCTTTCTTTACATAATTTCTTATTTCCTCATTGGAAACATAATTACCTTTCTTATCCTTCATTGGGACTGCGCCAACCATATATCACCTCTTTTTTTTTACTATACCGATGAAAGGAATTCTATTACAGCGATTCCCGATACAACTGAAGGAGCTGTTGAACCTACAGTTATTCTAATCTGCAAAACGTTTGCTACCGTTGCAACTAAGATCTCCATCCCATTTGTAGAAACCACCGGATCAACAAAAGGAATGGGCCTAAAGTCTGGAACAGTTGTGTTTACCGTAGCTGTTATCTTTGTCAAAGTTATAAAGTCTGTATAGTTCAAGGGAATATCTAATTCGGTTCCTGTCGGAATCGCTCCAAAACTATAAATCTTTCTCAACGTTTGCTGTTTCGAACTTGTAATATACCAGGCTTCCCCTGTCACTATTGGTCGATTAGCAGGGAAAATACCATTAGTCCGAGCATTTACAGCATTTGCTATTTCGATATATGCATGCTCAAGTTCAACTTGCAACTTATCGGGTTCCATAGGAAACCTTCGAGAAGTTCTAAGAAAAGGAGAAGTTGTACGTAAATTAACATTCATGCTAATAAACCACTCTGTGATATATCTACAATGAATCCATGCAATTCTATCTCTGCAAACTGGTTAGCAAGTGTCGGATCTTTCAATTGGGCATCTGACATTGTAAAACCAAATTGAATAGTGTCGCCAATTAATGAAGTATTCACACGGTGGAATATCTGACCAGATTGCGAAGAGCCGCCAACATTTGGCGCATTTCCAGGAATTGCGAGCATCTGCAAGTTTGTATTAGCAGGTGTTAGCCCTAAATTAGTACTCTCAGCACAAGTGAAGAGGACTTGGCTATAAATTAATCCATTGTTTAAAGGAGGGGGATTGTTTGCAGGAACAACAGTTCCAGCGTTCCAGACATTTGCAGAATCTTGACTAAGATAAATTTGAAGAGTGATCTGGCTATTATTAGTCGCAGATAATAGATAAATTTGAGGACCAATGCGAGTCTTTCTGCTGATTGACCAAGCTTCGTTAAACTGTTTAGTCTGAATCAAAGGATTGTAAACTCTAGTGATCGTTCCAAGTCCGAGATATGTTGCAGCACCGATGCTTGTTTCAATTTTGAAACTATTAGCATCTTTAATTGAGATTTGAAAGACATTCCCATTGAAAATTGCGCCTGATGTCCCTGTCATTCCATTGATTACAATATAATCATCCTGGTTTAAATTATGACTTGGCGAAGTAATGATGTTTGTTGTCATACTTTGGATATAAAGAGACGGAGCCTCTGAAGTCAGTTCATCTTCACGAATGACAATAAACCCCTGCTGATTGCCAGCAAGAACTTGTGTTTGGAAAAGATTATCTGAACCAGTTGTCCAAGTGTCATTCCAAGTATCCCAAGTAAGCACAGTATTAATCAATGTAGCCCAGGTAAACCCGCTTTGAGGTCTAAATAGTCCATAAGTGGTGTAACTCTCATTAAAAACACCCCATGATTCATCTTGATAATTGTAGAATAGAGTTTGATTAGGATAGGTAACTCCCGCTTGAACAGAGCAATAAGTGAAATAAATCCATTCATTAATGTAGTCCCTGACAGCCGTCACTCTCTCCGAACCGTTATTTCTAAGGTTTACCTGGAAGGCAGCTTCTGGAATGTCAAGATCAAACCGTTTCACTTCTGACTGATTAGCAGCAATGAATCCCCTCTTGCCTCTTGACAAAACATATTGATCCATGTCAATTCCTGAGAATGTGCTTCCACAACCATATTCAGCATTAGTTTGATAAAAGTTAAAGGGTGAAATGTCATCACCTGTGTAAATCAACCTAGAAACTGATTTATCAAATTCCACCATTAAAGCATCTCGATTTCGAGCGACTAAGTTTATCGGTTGCGCGATACCAGCTGATTTATAACCCCCGAAACCCGTTGAATCTTCAAACCAGGCACTTGGTAATGCGACTTGATTATTGGGGACGAGCAAAGGTATGAGGTTTGTATAGAATGGGCCTGTTGGATTATCTTTTGTCGCCAATGGGCTATTCGTATAAGAATTAGTGTAATAAGGCGTTCCATTTTCGCTAAAGATAACAGTATCTTGCAGGTAAATGGGTGATCCTGTGGCAGATTGAATGACAGGACCAAAACACAAAAGCCTGTCTTGGAATTCAAGCAATAATTTGCACCCGACTAAATAATAAACTGCTGGAGGAGCATCTGCAATTGAATAGTTTAGATTCGATAAAGGCGGCATGAAATTGACCCAACCAAATCCAGCAACTATTGTAGGTGGTAAAACACCACTAGTCGGATCGCCGTCATACCAACGAATACAATCTTTTGTAGGAGCTGAACGATTGGTTAGATATTGCAATATGCCAGGAACCCATGCACTTACGCTAATCGTTGCATTGGGAAATGTAATGATCACTGTTTCAGTTCCAGGAATAGGAGTATTTGCAGTTGCAGTTGTGACATAACCAGTTTGATTATTTAAACCAGTACCCACACCAATACTCACACCCCATTCATTCGCATATACGTAATCACCGATCACTAATGGTCCGCCTGTTATCTCAACAGTCAAGGTTGTTGCAGTATTGGAAATATAGGTAATAGAAGCAGCATTTGCAAACTGCATTCCTACTCCTGTTAAATCGGCATTACCATTGGTTATTTTTATTCCATTTGTAACCCAAAATGCGCCCTCATAGTTTGTAGACCAGAACTGCTGATAATCTTGTCCATTCCAGGTTAAAGGCGTTACAACGGTCTTTTGAACATAAGATCCGAAAGATGTAGGGTTTTTGTAGTAACTTACGTCATAAATGGTAAAGGGATAAAGAGGAGAAATGTTGTAAGAGTAAGTTGTATCAAAGGCTAGATTGCTAGAGAATTGGGTGGAAACCAAAGTCAAATCTTCAATGCCCATGACTGGAAGATCAGGAAAGTAATTGAATTGAATGTTAGTCGATGCAGGTGCTCCAGTTATGGTAAGCGCGCCAGTTGTAAAGTTAATTGTTCCACTACCTCCCGTTGATCCTGTTAAACCGCCCGTTAAAGTGTTTGTAAGAGTGAAGATATCAGCACCAATCGTTATTGGCGTATTCGCTAAACTTGCATTGGTTTCAAGACCTGTCAGGAGATTTCCATCAAAAGTTCCAGCACCACTTGTTTGAATAGTTGCCGTATTGATCGAACGAAGCAGTCTGCCAAGTGCTGAAGTTCCACGTTTTCTCTTTACGCGACCGCGCCATTGATAAGCATTTTGGAGGATAGGAAATGAATCTTTGTCGATGTTAAAAGGTAAACGGTCAGTAGACCTACCTTTATTTAACGGACCGACAACTAGATTTTGGGACATATTAGTTACCTATCGCGATCCAATTGAAGCTACTTATGCCATTTGGATTGTTGATGAAAAAATTAAATCCGCTTAGTGATTGTGAATTAGTTGTATAAGTCGTAAGAGGTACATTTCCTAATGCTCCCGTATAGGGCTGAGCAATAACTGCAAAAATATTTAAAAGAAACGGAGTGGGAAAAATAACAGGAGTTGAACTTTTTCCAGGATTAGGAGGATCAATTGTTGCAAATCCCCATTGAAGAATTATCCCGCCAGGCAGAAATGTATATCCATTAGGCAATGCGCTTGTATTTGCTGGAGAATCTAATTGAACGACAACACCTGCACCATTTTCATAAAACAACCCTACATCGGTTACTGAATTGAATGTCACTGACTTAGTGTAAAGTTGACCAATATTTAAAATTTTACCGGGATCTGTAATTTGAGGGTTAAAGTGAATGTCATTGTGATATCCCCCATTAGCAGTTGAAAATCCTAAATGGTCAATGGCTATTAAATTTTCAATCGAATTAGTGTTAATAAGCATGTTGGGTTGATCGGCCGAAGGACTATTAGTGGGGAACGGAATATTATCAATATACGGAAAGAATCCCATAGAAAACCTTTTTAAGTTATGCCAAAGCCACTCGCGCCAGATGAACCTGTTTGTCCAAATGAACCTTGGGAATATAATGTTTGTGTACGAGTAGCTGTAAACTGTCTTTGACTTCTAATATGAACAAGACTCTCTTGCTCAAGAAATAGAGGTTCATATTGATTGAATTGCTCCCAATCACCAGTATCGGATAGAATCTTTCTAGCTGCTCCTCTTGCAATGTATTCGGCCATGTAAGCAAATGGAAGAGCGGCTGTCGTAGTTAAAAACGCTGCCGGAGTCAAATAAGCATCGAGTTCAACAAGATACTGAGTGTTTGGAGGCGCCCGCAGCGTAAGAGTGTTATTGAAATAAAGAATTCCTCTGGGAATGCCAAGCTGATAAAAGATACATTGAACATTGATAGGGTTACCGGCTGGTATTGCAACCGGAAATTCAACATTTATAACACCTGTCTGATAATTTACAGTGTTAAGAGTAGTTGTGTAGTTATTAGGGAAACTTGCTAGGCTTAATTCAGTATTGCCAAAAGGAGCATTCCCTGGCTTCATCAATAGTCCATAATTAACATTACCTTTCAGAAACTCACCACTATCCTGGACAATCACATTTGCGCCTGTTCCATCTGTACTTGTGATATAAACACTTGAATAAACGCTTGTAGTTGGAATTTTTGTAATAAAGGTCGCACCGCTTGCAACAACTGGAGGATCGATATTTGACCCGCCATTATTGATCATGGAGATAATCCCAATTAGATCAACATGACCCCTGATAATAGTTGAGTTTATTGCTGTAGGAGGTGTGGGAGGTATAGAAGAAAGAAAGGGTATTTGTAAATTATAAGGGCCAGCCGTGCCATTTCCTGTTCCTACTTGTAATTGCTGTTGAACATAGTTGGGATAGATATTATTGAAAACTCTTCTTTCGGTGTAGAAAGGCACTGCAATGCCATTGATAAAACATGGACCTACAAATCCTTGATAAACAGGCAATGAAGCAATTGGCGCTTGAAGGGTGTTATTATTCGGGGGAGGGAGAAGGGTTGGCTGAATATCATATAAAGGCATGTTATATTGATCAACGCCAGGAGCTGTCTGAAACTGATATTTAGTCTTTAAATCAAACAGTTGAATCCGAGCGTCTACATCCATAATCCAAAATCGATTGATATAATCGACTATCAGACTATCGGTTAGAACAGCGTTAGACGGCGTTTTAACGAGCCGTCTAACATAGGTAATGACATCACTTAGAAGATCCATTAGAAGTTCTTAGACCCCATAAAGATTGATTTTCTAGTTGATACAGGTCTAGCATCCAGCCGTTGGATCGTCGAATCGACTGCTAATGAACCATAGTATTGACCAACTCCGTCAGAGTTTGTAGTGGTGTTTTGCATACTTAATCTATGATATGAGCAACGTTTGATCTGTTCGGCTAGATGCCTTGGACCCCATATGGGCTTATTTACTGGAACTTTCCAGAATTCGGCTGGAACTCCGCCATATGGTCTTGTCCATATCTCAATCATATCGCCCTTGCATTCAAGATTTTCTGCGATAAATTGAACATATTCTTTGTCGTGAGTCCAAGCATCTCTGAACCTTTCATTAAACTTTTGGCTTGTGCCAATGGAACGGTCAGGTTTTAGATGAATTTCTCGAGACTTTTCGATCTCATAAGCTGAAAGTGGGTTTTGTGGCTCCGTTTCTAATTTAGGAGCTTGATTCATTCTATCCTGTGTCAATTGCTGCACATTATCGTTAAATGCATCAAATTGCTTTTCCAATTTATCTAATTCTGTCTCTTTAATTTTTGGCTTATCGACCATGTTATACCTATAATGGGCTAATGTTTTGGTAACTACCTGGAATTGTGGTACTTGTATTCAAATTACCAGAAGCGTTGATATTTCCACTATTAATATCTCCAATTGCAAGGATTTGGGGCTGAGTTGGTTGTGTCGAAGTCACAAAAACGTCGTAAAAAGACGAATCTATCCCTAAAACAACTTGATTGGGATTAGGAATGCTAATGACATAGCCTACTTGCTCGTTTAATTGCCTTGTGCCATTGACTCTTGGTATGAGAAGGCGGCAGAGTTGCCCAACCACATAATTATTGTTTAAGGAGGTCGTAATCGTGGTTGTCTGGCCAAGGGCAATAGCAGTTATGAAATATTGGGATGGTTGATAATATTCTGGATTTATTGCGACATTACTATAAGGGGCTATGGGGCCAGTGATTATTGGATAATAGGGAAGGGACATATTACCTCATGAAGGGAGGGATTTTAACCCCTCCCAATGCATTAATTATTCATAACTAGTTGACAATCAGGTCATCCTGATAGGCAGTCCAATATATGACATTGGTATTAGCTCCAACCAATACAGCACCAGTAACTACTCGTCCTGTACCTGCGCCAATAACAAAGCCCATGCTTGTATTGTTTACATAGGCGCCTAAAATAGCAGGGCCGTTGATTGTTGGTGCACTTGCCAAACCTGTATATATCTGTGGAGATGGATACAGTTGGGTTCCTGAATACAGGGTTCCACCAGTATTGATATCACCTACCGCAACACACTGAGCAAACTTCAATCCAGGGAATGAAGCAAACGTGTTGTTTACGGAATATGCTGTACTGAGAACAGGAGCATTAGCAAATGTAAATACTGTTGCACTAGTAACAGCAGACACATAGAAATACTGTGGAGATCCAGGAATTAAGACGTTCGGCAATTCGTTAAGGTTTTGAGCACCATACGAAAGCGGAATCTTAAACATAATTTCCTGTCCAACTTGGAAGTTATGAGGAGCTGTTGTAGTAACAGTTCCAACTCCGTTAGTTACAGTAATTGTATATGGGTAACAGACACCTGGCTCATAAAGAGTCGGATAAAGAATCTGTCTAAATCCAGCTGCTCCAGTTGCTGCTGTATCAATAGCAGTCAAGTTGGATGCGTTTCCAAGCCATGCTACTTGAAACACCGTAGTGGTGAAGTTAGCAGATTGGACTTGGAAAGGAATACCAGCTAATTGCTGCATACCAGTTGTTGCAGTCTCATATAGGTTTTGGAATACAACCCATTGACCAGGTGATAATCCGTGTGCTGCCGCTGTCGTAACTGTCAATACAGTTCCGCTAGTTTTAGCAATCCCAGCACCACCAGTTGTGCCAAGCAGGACTAATGGTCCATACTGAAGCATTTGGCCAGCTTGGAATGTAGAAATACCGTTAGTTACAACGTTATCCCATATAAGAGCACCAGCACTGGAGTAAGCCTGCATCATTGCAACGCCTTGACCCATTGATATATCCCATTTAGCTTCAACAGATGTACTATTGGTAACACCAGCAACTACTTGGGTATAGTTAAGTATTTCAACACGATCTGGTAGAAATGGCAAGTTAACGAACTGTGCGTTTCCTGTAGATGTGAAGTGACCTTTTGCAAGTCTTGAATATTCAGCCATAGAAACCCCCTTATAGTGTTAAGTTAGCTAAGCGTGTGCTTAACAGGTTTCTGATAGCAGTATCTTGTGTCAAAGCTTGCGATTGAGCAAACTTAACAGCTAGAGTTGCATTTTGGGCCAACATACCACTATAGTATGGGTCTCTATAGATAAGATTCATTGAGAATCCATCTTGGTTGATGTGTGTAATCGCCTGTTTGCCGAGAACTGTGTTGTAATACACGTCTTGACCGTTAGCAGATACTCCACGAGCAACTGGAGCCTCAGAGGATGTCAGAATTCTTGTGTTGAAAACTGATCCATACTCACTTGGCAACGCGCTTGCATTGGTTGGATAGTTCCATTGTGACAAGAATCCTTGTCCAACTAAACCATCAAAATCGCTCTGCAATTCAGTGCTAGAAAGCATAAAATAGGCCGATCGTACCGGGCCTGTGCCGAAGCGATCCATGCCTTCTATACCTGACATGAACTTATAAGCGTTGTTTGTGTCCAAAGTAGTCGCAACCAAACTGAAGTCGGATATACCGAGGTTAGTTGGGTTGTCGTTGTTTGAACCACCGCCAGCATTGATCTGAGATGCTGCTGAAACGATGTAATCTCTTAAGATCTTTCTGTTACTTTTATGACCTGATTTCTCAGGCGGGGAAACCTCTTCGGATCTCCCTCACGACATTTATTTATTCGTCGTGTTCAGACTATCGCACCATCCTTTCGGATGCCCTCTCACTTAGTCGTTCACGGTGCTTGCGCTTCCGCCTTGTCGCCCATATCATGGGCTTCCAAGTCAATCAGAGTGGGTTTATAGACCTCACCTTCATTTATACGCTTAATATTTTCGTAACAAGTTTCTCTGAATCTTAATTCAGATTCAGAAACCCCTTTTTGTTTGTGCTTCACTGGCTGCATATTTTGGCAAAAATTTACAAGTTCATCAGCAGCCATGCATTTGAATCTTAAATAAGGAGTAAGTCTTTTTATCATTTCAATGCAATCAAAGGACTTAATGACCATAAGTTTATATGCAAAACCTCTTTGGGTTGTCTTCGCTTTAGGAAAGCAAATTCTTCCAAAACAAAAGTTTTTTCTTATATGGTTCATTGCATCAAAACTAGCCATAGTTAGCTGAATCATTGGTGTAAATCGATATGATTTACATCCCCATGAAGGTGATGTTTTCTTAACAGAAAATGATCCTTCAGTGTCCATAATTCCAGCGAAGTATGCCCAAAAACATTCATCATCAGTATTTTTCTTAGCTTGCTTTGAAACTTTTCCATCTGATGTATGAGAATCTAGATTAAAACCTTGAATTTCTAATCTTTCTATCTCAGGATTTATTTCAGTTGGGTTGCAAATATAATTCAGTAATTTTCTCCCTTGTCTCTGTTTTAAAACAAGAAATGGTAAAATCTTTGAAATAACATTTTTGCAAGATTCCAAACCTCTTACATTCCAAACATATTGAGTCTTTTTAGAATGTGCCTGACGACTCTTTATTTTTTTGCATCCTCCAAATGTATCATGAAGAAATGTAACCATATCCTCAAATACATTGCTAAGTTGTATGCATGGATAATATTTAAATCCATTAGCACGTTTCTCTTTTATGAGAGATATGCTTCCGTCTCCATCTATTAATCCAGCAACATAGGCCATTATTAAATCTTCCTTATTTTTCATGTAAAACTCCTGGTTCACCAGGATTATATCACATGTGCGTATTGAAGTACAATTGTTACTTTACTTAAGCTGCTAAAAGAGTTTCTTTAAGGTCTTCTGCTTGTCTCATTGCAACGGCTAAACGTTCTGACACCCAAGCCAAAACACCTTCCTGATCTTGCAAAATTACCTGTTCGTTAATTATGCAACCAGTACCGAAGAATGCCATTTGAGCGTCTATGATATCTCTCTGAGGCACTTGAGCCGGAGGATCAATACCGGAGTTCCCCAACTGTATAGTTGGTGGTTGTAATGCGCGTGGGCGCATAAATCTAATTGTAGTACCACCGTGCGTAGGCATCGAGACCTTATCGCAGACTGTAATATAATTCATTGTGGGCGTAGGAACGTATCTACCTACTTGTTACTCAATCACTTAAGATTGGGAGTAGTCATTTCTGCTACTCTCCACACCTTTCGTCGTGTGGATCGGACTATCGCATATCCTTTCGGATCCCTCTCACTTAGTCTCTCACGGTCCTTTTACGGTTCCGCCTTGTCAGCATGTCTTTCGATTTAGCCTTCCAAGTCAATCAGAGCGGGTTTTACCAAGTCATACAAATTTTAACATGGCCGGAGCTAAGCTCTGGAGGATCATTGGTCCCAAATTGGATGTATTCGTAATCATTATTTCACTCCAAAATTGAGTGAATTAATATGATATGATGATCGGTAGACGAACCTAACTACATCTATTCTCGGTCATATCTAGTGAGATTGCGAGTCTCTTACGCGTAATATATATGAATGCCACATTGACGCAAGTGACTGCGAATCTTCAAGTTACGACAAAATTGATTTTTTGAAAAGAGGAAAGATAGAGGATGTAAAACCGCTTTACATCCTCGAAATTGGACTATTTCTTCTTCTTAGGCATATCTTTTTTCATTTCTTTCTTAGGCATTTCTTTTTTAGCACCTTTCTTATTTTCATGAGCTTCAGGTTCTCTTTCACCCATAAAACTTTTCTTAGCAGCCATATTACTTACCTTTCTTTTTTGGTTTACTTTTTCCCGCTTCACTATACCCTATTGCAAGTGCCTGGGATTTATCTGTCACTTTTGCTCCTGAACCGCTATTAAGAGTACCTCTTGCGAATTCCTTCATAACAACAGGTATCTTTTCTTTGGCAGGCAATTCTTTTCTCTTCTTTGCTCCAGCACCGAGTTTATCGGGATGCTTCATTGCTTTCTTCACTGATTCTTTCATCTCATATCCTAAGATTGCGTTTAAGTTCCTGCAATTTATCATAGGCTTGCTTTTGTCCAGTTGGGCTAAAGTCTCCTTGTGAAGCATATGGAGCACTCGCCTGGCCCGAAGGTTGATAGTATGGAGATTTACGGTTAGCATCAATCTTTTCTTGTATGCTGGGTGCTTTTTGTTGAGGTTTGTCAAGCCCACGCGACTTAATATTATAATAGACCAGCTTTTGCCTTTCAAACCCTTCCGGCATCTCAAGGATTGTATTTGCGAGATGGGGATCTTGCTGCGCAAATTGTTCAGCTTTTTCCATGACATCGTAGAAATCTCCATTGTTATCTAACCAGGATTTCTTTCTTTCTTCATAGAGAGCAGCATTGACAGCATATTTAATTTCGTTTTGAGTTTCATGTTTAGTTTTCTCGCCAAATCTGGCTAACTTTTTATCTAGTTTTTTATGATCGACATAAGGTTCATCGCTAGTGTCGTCATCCTCTTGTGAGGCACTTTTAATTCTATTTTCAAGTTCGAGTCTTGCCTGTCTTTCTTCAGCAAGTTTTCGCTCATATCTAGCTTCAAGAGCTCTAAAATTATGCTCTTTATCATTTTGTTTTTGAGCACTTTCTGGTGCTTGATTATCTGGACTTGACATATAATATCCTTTCCCTTAACGCTGGGTTGCGGTTGGATGTAACGTCATTAAACTGAAAGGTTTATATTATCGCAAGAGTTTAAATGAGAAATTTGTTATTTTGGGGTCGAGCAAGCGGTTTGCTGTGGTTCGTGACGTAGCGGCCACACCCCTTTTTACGATATTGCAAAGGATTCTGGAATGATGACACCGTTAAAAGATGTAAAAATCGTGGATACCTACGATAATAACGTGATTGAATGCTGTTTAAGATATCAAGGTCTAGGCTGGAAGCCTGTTAAAGAACAGGTAATTACCGAACAGAAAATCAGGATAGTATTTGAGAGGATTCATTTAGATAGGCCTGTTTACTACTGTTATGGTAGGCTATCTAACGAAAATATTCAATCTATGATATCTTTAAAATGAACATCCTAAAAGACCTCCACGAACGCTTTAGACCATACACTCATATCACTCCTGCGCTTGTGCGTAGGTATACAAAGTTTCATTGGGAAGATTGCGAGGAGATCCGCGACGAGTTGCTAGATATACGTGAGAGGGAAAAGGAATTGTTGGCACCACCAAAGAGGAAGAAGTATGAGAGGATTAAATGAAAAGATATACTGTTGAAACAAAAAATGGATATCAAAATATTGTGTGTGACGTGTTTGATTATGATGATTTTTATTTGCGATTTATTTTAAATCATGAGGTAATCGCTATGTTTGTTCCTGATCATTGGCTCTCTGTGACATATATTGGAGAGGATTAAATGATGGATGATGAAAATATAAGTAAATTCCTTTTTGACACTTGGATTGAAGATGAAATAAGAAACTGTGAGGATCGTATCCTTAAATTAATGAAAGCAAAACAAGAAAAATATCCTTCTGAATATAATGACAAACTATGGTTAGACTTTTCTAATTTCACTTGTCAAAGAAGATTTAATGCGCAGGTATTTATGCCTATTTCTGAAGACTGTAATCAAGCTTTTATAAATAAATTAAATGATTATGAAAATGACTTGATTCTTGTCAAATTACCTAAAGTTTTGGGAACTGATAAAGATTATTTTGGAGTTGGACGGAAAGGGAAACATGGATTTACTTTTTCTTTGATTACACCCGAAATCATAAAAACCTTACCAAGTAGACATATTCCTCGTCCTGAATGGGAAAATAAAGAATCGTTTGATTATCTTGAAGTGATTGGAACGATTGAAAAGCTTCCTTAGACAAATCGTCTAAATGAAAAACGAATTATAGGGTAAATTTGGCAGTTTCGAAAACATAATGATGGTTATCAGACGTAAGAGGAAAAATGGAATGGATTAAATGCAGCGATAAACCTGCACCTAAGGATAAGAAGTTCCTTTTCTCTTATCATTGCGGAATAGGTTTAGGATGTTGGGGACAGGCTTATACTACCATCAATGGAAACTCCGAAAGAACCCATCAAACTTATTTCTTAGTACTTACACCTATGGATATTTCTGAAAATGATGGTGAGCCTTTTCAGTGGGATGAAAAAAGAATGATAGAAATGGAAGTTAGTTGGATGTCTCTACCAAAACCTCCCACTCAACCCTATGACTATATAGACACGCATATGATTACTAATTTAGTAGCAATTAGTAGGTTTTGACATGAATGCTCCTTATAAAGAATTAGCTGATGTAGAATGCGAATATTGCAATCAGTCGTGTAAAAATTTATTTTGCATGCCTAAAACAATATTAGACAAATGGGGATTTCAAGGATATTATCATTGGGAATGTGCTTTAGATGATCGTTATGAATTAAGAGATTTAACAAAAACTTAATTATTAGCAATCGAGGTTTGCGATTGACTTCTTTATAGCTTCAAAGTAAATATGCTTTTATCGCTATAAAGGAGATATAATGTTATGAAAGTTAACATTTTAGAAGCACACGATAGGTTACTTCACTTCAAAAAAGATCAGGAAGCAACGATCAATCAAGGTATTGAAGATTGCCTAAAGAAAAACCCTGATTCATTATTTTATCAATCGAGATCACCATATGTTTATATTTTTGGCCATCCTCGTACTGGTGAGGACGGTGTTACTAAACGTATGCTATGGCAACCAAGATTGCAGAAACCAGAGGCTCAAATCAATTCTTATTTGGTACGTGCTATTTCCAATACTGATATAGTAGAACCAATATGGTTCATACCGCCTCCTGAGACATGGAATCAATATAAGACTGGCAATGTAACTGAACATGAGTTTGTGAATTATAGCGTACAGATGTTCTTAAGCAATAAAAACAAAATTGAAGCAAAAGATCCTGATGACCTTTCAGAGGAAAGATCTCGAGAGATTGTGATGGAATTGATTGCTTTGAAAAAACAAGATAAAATGATGAATAAATTATATAAATATAATGGAAATCTTATGTTAAAATCTAGTGATATCAATGGAGGATTCTATGCGTAGGGAAGTTATGGAAAAATTAGAAAAGACTTATAATAGGGCCTTAGGGGTATGTGACCCTATTGAGTTTCAAAAAAGACAACAATATCTTGTTTATGAAATTTGTGATTGCCTATTGGAAGATTTAAGAATTATCAGGGAAAAAGAAAACCCACATGAAGCTTTAAAACTATTTGAGGATAAAAATGACAAATGATAAAAGAGCCTTCATATTTGAAGACAATAAAACTACATTTGGAGCTAATCCAAGCGAAGAACGATTCAACAAATTGTTGGCAAACAAGTGGTTTAACTTTAATGGGAAAATATTTATTGAAGGATATCCACGTGTTGATTTAGACCCTCAAATACCAACTGAAAATCAAGCAGAAGAATTTGCAAAGGTTAAAGAAAGAATGATGGGTTATTCACTTATGCAACAGACTTCGGAGGATTCTTCAGATTAACGTTTTTAGGCGCTTCATAACCCATTACATCGCGAATCTTGCCAATCTTATTGGGTAGACCTGTTCCGTAATAATCACCCATTCCATACTTAACATTGTCCGTATGGGCTTGTTTGTATTTAACTTTAGAACCGGGTTTAACCTTTGTCATCGTCTTGTGTCGTATCTCGGCGTGTTCGGGGAAGCGCTGCAACTACATCTTTAGGATTGCCTTCATGACCAATTGGCTGAATGATACCTAAACCATAATGTGTGCCAGCATTGATAAAGTTAGATGATCGCTGATCGTATTGAGGGCAACGGAAATCCCATGGTGACCTTACACCATCTTTAGGCTGGAATTCTTTATTCTGCTCTTTGATACGATCGGGGTCTTCGAATCCATTCTTCGTATTCTTAAGAGTAGAACGATTCTTCTCTGCAGCTGTGTTTTTGACAGACTGGACAGTCTTTGTGCTCTTCATGTTGCCTCTAAAGTTAAAAAATTGAGGGGGTTAACACTCCCCCTCACAATCCCTGAAAGGAGGATTAATGGAATTCTGCCTCGCCCATTTTGCGAGCTTTAGCTTTTCTTTCAGATACCATTTGGACTTTTTTAATAGCCTCTGTAGTATCTTCATAATAGCCAAGATGTCCAGCACCTTCAGCACTAGACTCTAATTTTTCTTTGTGTGGTCCATCTGGAAACACACTAGTTTTGCCCTTAGAACCACCCCAGAAGGAATGATTATTTATGAGCTGACCCCCGGCCATATATACCCCTTTTAGCCTTATTTAGGCTGTTTATTGTTACTTTCTTTGTACCACATCATAGCCATAATTAGCTAAGAATTCTTTACACCACTCGATTTTTTCATTTAATCGTTGTCCTGGTGGTTGTGATCTGTGCCATATTTCTAAATTTTCAATCCTATTATCATCACGAATTCCATTTTTATGATGGACAGTTTCACCTTTTATTAATGGCCTTCCAATATGCTCTGACATTATAAAAACATGTTCGAACATGTCTCCATTTTTTCTACAATTTGGATGTCCGTGTTTTATTATTTGTCTATATCCATGTTTAGTTAATGTACCTGATCCTTTAGGAGCACATCTTAAATCAGAATCAGAATTGATACCATTTTTCTTTCGATATCTTTCTTTTTCTTCTGCATTATGTTTTATTCGATCTCTTCTTCTTCCTACTTTAGCATTTCTCTGACGTTCGTATTCAGTCTTCTTTTTTCTTAATTCAGGGTCATTTTTAAACTTTTCTGATATTTTCCTTTGATTATTTTTACTACAACAAAGGCGACTGCAATATTTTTCAAAACTAACTTTTTCCTGAAATTCTTTCTCACATTCTTTGCAAATTTTCATAATAACTCCTGTTGGAGTCATTATATAATATCACCTACCCAAAATCAATAATAATTACATAGGTTGTTCGTTATTTTGGATTGGTTGTTGTTGATCACCTTGAATGGAACCCATTCCAGCTAATAGGTTTTCAACAAACTTGTTAGATTCAGATGTTCTTTTAGCGTCCTCTTTCTCACGGTCTTCTATAGCAACTTGATTGTGTTCTTCCTGATTTATGTCAGCCATTCTCATTGCAGTTTCAACTTCACCGAATTTTGCGATAGTCTCTACAAGCTGTTCTAAGGCTGCCATTTTCTCTTTAGTTGCGAGTGCACGGTTCTTTTCTACCATCGAAATTCTCTCTTCAAACAAACCAATATTTGAATCAGCCCTTCCATGTTTTTCCCTAGCTGTGGCTAGGTTGGAGACAGCTTTAGACATGAGGTCTTTGAGTTTAGCTTCTTCAAATGCATGCTGGATGTTCATCATCTCGGATTCGGCTGCAGCTGCCTTTTCTTCTTGTTCTTGTAGGTATGGAACAATTTCGCCTTTGCCGGTGATGTTTAACTTTGGAATAATCATGGAAGGCGGGAACACTTCCCTCCCAAAAACTTGATTTATATCTAACATTTGCTGAGCCTGCAAATTCTGTTGAGTAGGTGTCAGGTCGGCCTCTTCAACGATCACTTGGTACTTTGCAAAGATACGAGAGAAGAAGTGAGGTGTAGGCTCCTCGCCTATAATCAATCCAACCTTTGCAGCATTCCAATTGTTTAAAACGATCTGAAGGAGTAAATCACCTAAGAGTTTGTCTGAGTAGTCCCACTGGTCAAAGTATTTTTGAAATACCATGAGATTAGCAGCCTGTTTGATAAGAGCCGTAAGCGAGCTAATTTGTTTATCATTCTGGCCCGACCAGTTCTCGAGATCAATCCCACTGGTTTTGAAAACAAGATCGGCCATTTGTTGGGCGAGTGCCAAATCAGACTCAGGAACGCCGGAAGGTACGATCTTCTCACAGTCCTCCAGCATATAGCCTTCGTTGATGATAATGTCATGACCTTGACCCGATTTCTTGAGATTATCCTCGTTCGCAACCGCTCCAACCTTTCTTTTCCATCCAGCGTTAATCGTCGCTTCGGTGATATCATTGTTTTGAATTACCTTATGATTAAAGAGGAATTGAGGGTCGCGCATAGTCCTCATTAGACTACGTACTCGTAAGTCATAATGATTGATATGAGGCTCGTAGTTCCAGAAATATGGAACAAACGGACATGCACTGAATCCCATAGGATTCTCGCCCTGATACATCAATTGATCATTAAGAACCACTGCAAGCTTCCAAACTGGTTGCTTGACAGTGACCAGTTCCATGTCAGGGATATTATATAGTACTTCATCTATATTCTCCATTCCTTGCGCGAAATCGAAAAATTGATTGCGAGACTTGCTATATAGTCGTTTCTTTGTGCCTCGCCACTTGTACCATACATAGGACAATACCATTAGGTCATTGCGGGCCATATTATAGTTTTCCGGGAGGAAATAAAAACTACCATATCGTTGCGGCGCACCGGACATTGGCCTAATCATCTCAACTTTATCCTCAAATCGATCTTCGGCTTCTTGCTTAGAGATATATTCTTGACACCATACGAAATTAGCATCAGACATATCAGGTGATCTGAAATAAGGGTCAACTAGGAATGAATTGTATTCCCAAATTTTGACCTTAAGACTCCCCTGTGCCGCGTCCTCTTTATAGTCTAAATAGGGTTGCATTAAGCACATGCCAGCTATCGCAGCTAATTCCTTGGCTTTAGACTTTTGCTCATGTATATCGCCCCTATTGCATTCCGCCGTGATTAGTTTAGTGTATTGATCGGTAGTTTGAGGGTCAGCACCTTCTGTAGGAATGTAAGAGAAGTTTTTCCTGTGCTGTCTCTCATAGCCTGTGACCATGTTTATTGGCTGTTGGCTGATATTAAAGTAGAATTTTTGTGCTGAACTTTGATAGCTTGTGTTAAAATAACGATTTACGTAATCTTGAGCGCCTGCATAAAACATGGTATCAATATTACTTTGATTCCATCTAGATTGCTCTACAGGCTGGAATTTGGAGTATAGATTATCTAGCCATTGCCTCACGTTACCCTGTGAAGGCTCTAGATTATTATTCCAAGGTGCAAGATAAATACCCAAGGGAAGACCTTTTGACGTAAAGTACTGTAAAATAAGAAGATACAAGAAAGTAATTATTATCACAAGGGGATAAAAAAACATGAAAAATGAAAAGATATCTAAGGATTTAGCTAAAATGATAGGTGCAAGTTATGAGATGAGTGCTAAAGAAATTAACAAATTAAAGGAAGAACATAATGAATTAAGAACGGACGTTGAATCACTCTCGGAAAGATTTACAAAAATGAATGAGTTAATCGGATTGATTATTAAGGAATTACCTGAAAATGATGAGACTGTAACCAAAGAAACAATTGATGCAAGTATGGAAAAGAAAACAGACGAAATAAAATGGGAAAACATCACAGAATTTTTTGACGAAAAAGATCCAGAGATTGTTCCTTTGTGTAAGCTTCTTGACGATTTATCTCAATGGAATGAATATTTTGAAGATGATCAGAATAAATTTGAACATACCTATGCTTTTTTATTAAAAAATGATGATAAAGCAAAAAAACATTTTAATGAACTTTACGAATATCACCTAAGAAAATTAGGTCTTAAAATCCATAATATAATATAGGTCCATCAGAAGTCATGAAACTTAAACGAATGCCTAGAATGGCAACGAGGCAACATACAGTTGCGAACTAAAACAATAGATACACAAGGAGATAAAGTGGGAAAAGGTAAAAAAACGATTGATGTCACAGTGCAACATTTGCTAGAAATATTTATAGATAAGGTAAATACTCTTAGTGACCGCATAGATTATCTGGAACTGGCAAATAGAGTGTGCGCTGAACTTAAAGATAAAGAAGATGAAGATGAAGATGATGATAATTATACAGCTGAAAGAGAAGCATTCGGTTTCACTGGCTTAGCAGTTCGACTCGATATAATCGATTATAAGTTGAAAGAAATTCTAAATCAATTCGAGATATTAAAAGCTCGAGTACCATAGGGGATAAAATGGCGCCACAACTAATGAAAATGACTGAGTTAATGGCTGAGGTCATGAAAGAAGTTGATAAGAAGTTTTACGAGCGAGATTGCAAGCTTGAGGCGTTGAAGCACGCTTTTCAAGGTCATGATAGTGTGATTGGTGAATTGTTTGTTTTCTTAGCGGATTTAAAAGAAAAGATGCTTTTTGCTATCAAGATGATAGAGGATAAACAAGATGATGAAGAAGAAACTTGTCCCGAATGTCATTCCACTGAGGTGCAAATGGAGATTATGAAGTTTGTGGATGAGTTAAGATCTAAGAAGAAAAGCTAAAATGAGCGGGGGGGCTGCCTTATTTCCCTTCCGTTGTCGAAAGTATTGACCATTCGGCCCGGATTAATGTCTTTGTGTTTGTATGGGTCATATACCGAAACATGGTGGGTGGCTATGGCGTAGCGTAATGCATCTACAGCATGGTCATCCTTCTTTAAAGGCTCATCCCAACCCTTTATAGCTGCCTTTTGGTCCCACACGTATGTTTCTATTTCTCTGATTAGATTCTTGCACTCATCACAGATAACAATGGTTCCGCGCTTCATTTCAGATGTCATCATTGTAATTCCATCGAGAACCTCGTTGTTCGCATCAACCATATGTATTCCCCTCTTTCTCATTTCGACTTTAAAGGCTGCCGCTGAAGGGTCAATATATACGTTTTTAACATCGTAAGCTTCAAGGAAAGCTTGCACATCATCGGCAAACTCGCTGTTAGTCTTTTGGCGTTCACGCTTTGCAGGGTCCCAATAGTATTCTTTTTCTACCCATAGTTTCTTTCCTTCCTGTGTATATCGGCCTGTGCTTACACCAATAAGTAAACAAGCAAAAGGATTAACAGCACCGTAATCAATAGCAGCAATCCAATATTCAGCAGCTCTAGGGGGTTTGGGTACGACATGGATTTTGGGGTCGAAAAAATCAAAGATAGACCCTTCAGCGAGGCACCATAAACCAAGGTAATTCCGTTTGTAAAAGATTCCTGTGAGTGAGTTCTTAAGCCTGTCCTTATATGATTGCTCGAGATAAGGATTATCTTCAAGTATGAAATGAAGCGCGTAGTAATCAGGATTGCCAGCTTCCGCCTGGTCTATCCATGCTTTAAGCTTATGAGATGGATATGAAGGGTTCATGGCTGCAAAGCCTTGCGACCAGGGTTCACTCAAACGAGTATCGATCATGTCTATGATAGATTCAGGGTACAATGTCATTTCATCGCAATAGCACAGGCTCATAGTCAAGCCTTGGAAGTTGCCAATAGCTCCTTCATCCTTCGCGCCAAGCACGGATATAACTTTATCTTTGTACAATAGCTTTTTACCGGACCATGAACAGAACGGGCGAAATATAGCCAGCTCCGGAGACTCCAGCAACAAGCGGACAACGTTACGATAAGCCGTGTCAAAGGTATGACCGACAATGTATATCTTAGAGTCGACGCACCTATCAACCTTGTGCATGAATGCGAACGTAGTACCCACGGTTTTACCCGTTCTAACGCTACCATGAGCAAGGTTCCATTTAGCTTTTGAATTGATAATAAATTGAAGTTGTTTTGGGGAGAGAGGCTCTCTCATTCAACATTCTCTTTTGGGTCTATATCATCTTGTTTATTCTGAAGAAAGTCAACCATATCCATAGTCTTATCAAGTGTAGTCTGTTGCTCTTGTGTGACTATGGAGAGTTTATCCTCATTGCGTTGGCCGAGTCTATTCTTTCCAAGCCATATTAGCATTGTGTTATCGCCTGTGTCCGTGAGTCCTAAAGCCTTTTGAAATTGCTTTTCTCTTATCAATGACTCACCAAGTGCACGTCTTTCTTGAGAATAATGAGTGAAACTACAGTTATATTTTTCTTCCACTCTGCTATAAAAGGTCTGTGGATGCACGTCAAATGTTGCTGCAATTTCAGTGCCTAAACATCCAGCTTTGAGTAAATCATCTACCCTATTCCAATCGATTATCTTTTCAGGTCTTGACATAATATCTGTGACATCAATGGTTTATGATCTATTTTATCTTTCTACACATATCGCTTGATCTTAAATCAGATCATATGATATATTGATAAGTAAGAAAGCAAGTTCGCTTGTTAGGGTATAAAGCCCCAAGTTTGAGCTACTTAGGTCAATAAATAACATAAACGGATAATGGAGTCAAGACATGATAGTACAAAATTACACACACGAGCTAATGATCAACATGGAAACAGGCGAAATGTTTAAGAGGCAATTAGATAAAGAGGAGATCTTTGACTTTATCAACAGCAAGTTTGATGATGATCAAGCGGAGGGCAAGTTAAACGCTCTAGAGAAAGCAGGATTAACGCTAGATGATATCGTAACATTTGCATTAAGAGCTGAATAAACAACAGGGGGGCGACCCCCTTAATTAGGAGTCAAGGAATGTTCAGGATAATTAAACTAGGAAATATTACAAAATTCGAGAATGAATCAGATTATAATGCATTTATCGGATATCTACCTGAAGGCAAAAATAAGATAAGACTAGAGACAGTAATTCCAAGCAAGTCATTTGCAATATATGAAAATGAAATATGCTTTGAGGAATTGGTAATCAGATTTAAAAAACCTAATGAAAGTGGAGTCAAGAAATGATAGGGTTAACATTTAAATTAAATCCAAATATGCCCGAAGGATATCAAACATCATTAGGGTATGATGAAATTCAAATAATAGATCGTTCACTATATAGGACGAGAGAGATTGACGATATAAATGAAGATGATAAAAAATCTAAAGCTATAATTTATGATTACGAGCTAACGATCATAGGATGGAGTAAAACAGGTGAACGAGATATATTTCGAATAAATGAAAATGAGCTATGGGATGAGATAGATTATCAGATTTATGTGCTAGCATGATGTTTTTGCGATGAACAAACCTCATTTTCACGAGTGAGTAAAATAAAAACTTTACAATTTAAATAAGGATGATTTTATGTTAGGGCAAGAAAGTAAGGACGAAATAAACCAAGAAAAGGCTCATGATAGTGAACACAAAGTTAAGATTGGCGGGCGTAGAGATGAATTGCTTGCAATGTTGCTTGATACCATCAAATACAGTGAAGATCTTCCCCCGCATGTTAGATCATCCTTTGTGACATATTTAGACCTAGAGGGAGCATTAGCGTTAATCTATGCAATTCTCAGAGAACCTCAAGATTAACACGTATCTTCACACTCTCAGGCTCTGCGTTAAATTCAACCAGGGCTTGAGAGATGATTGCTTTGATTACGGGGTCATCGGGGTTTAGATAATAGTTATCATAAACGAGGTGTTTAGTTTTTTGAGTCTTTTCACTATCTCTAATTGTTATAGTAAGTTCGGAGCATGTTGCGGATAAAGTTTTAGGAAAAGTTGAAGATATTGGAGGAAAATAATCAATACCTAAAGGATATTCACTTGTATCAATCATCTGGTTTTATACTCTTAATGAGAATGTATAGGACATGAAACAGGTATCCTGTTGCGATACCTATCAGTAAAATCATAGATAATGCGTCATTCGAATAATCTATTAGCATTCAGCCTCGCATTTAGGCGTCGCACATGCAATCGATCTTTCACGATGAATGTAAAGTTTTTCAAATTCTTCTTGGTCAACAGTCAAACCATGGGAATTTGCTAAAAGTTTTATGATGTTAATAGGAATCCCTAGAGTGTCTAATATTTTTAAAGCATCATCACCTGATAAAACATCATCGACTAAATATTTTGAGAATATTTTAAACAGAAAAAGCTTACCTGCTCGCATAATCGCTTTTTCTGAATTATATTGGTCCCATTGCATTAGCATTTGCCTTTCATCTTCTCTTTAGCTTTATCGATAATTTTGTCACGGCCCTTGTCTTTCTTTAGGACTTCTTTAGTATCCTTTTCAATTTTCTTTGCCTCACGGCCCAACTTTTGATATTCTTTATCCATGTAACCCTCTTGAAATTCTGGTAAATAATCTTCTAACATATTTAGAGACGTAAATTAAGGACAGGTTAGTTTTAAGATTAACGCTGTACGATAAAGTCAATTTCGCCTGCCCTCAAAAATTAAAACGCTTTTACTAAACCAAGTGTAACAGCATGACTTTTGGTGTGCTGTTGCCCTTGATGATAACAATAGCGAATATTTGCTTTGACACCTTCTTGTATTGGATATGACACGCCTGCTAATAATTGCCAAGCAAAATCAGAATCTCTTCGTTTTTCGCTATCAACATGGTCGTCATACTTAGCTTTGTATTGAGTTACGTTGTTGGTGAATCCTATTCCGCCGCCAATAAATGGGTTTAGATTGTACATCGCCAGCTGAGACATGTCATAACATGCATTAACCATAAAGGCGGTTGAATGTTTAGATTCGTAAGTTCTGGAAAAAAGTTGGTCGATTAGTTTGTCTTTGTAGACGGTTCGTTTATGGGCTTGTCTATAAGAAACTTCAACCTCTCCCCTGAATTGATTGTTAAAATCATATCCGTAAATACCCCCAATTGCGAATCCCATTTTTTGACCAGAATTTGATCGGTCGGTGTCATGTCCATGATCTGGCCCCCCGTGAATACCGATATATTGAGACGCAGATAAAAAAATCGGGAATGCAAATAATAAGCTAAAAATAATCTTTTTCATAAATCTTCCTTAAGTTGTTTATGCTACGGGTTTGTTTCCGGAGGAGTCCCATACCAAAGAGGCGAGGAGCCCACACAAAAACCCAGCAAAAAAAATTGCAAAATAAACGGGTATTTCCATTTACTTAACCTTGTTTATAATAGCTCACAACATATTGACAGGTCGTTTTACTAATACCTGCAACATATCATAAGTCTAATTTTCTGTATATAAAATGTCTTCAAAAATATACTCAAATTTTTCAAGTAATTCGGCGCAACATTCAGACAAGATCATACACTTTCTTTCTTCTTGTTGACACTGGCCGACCAACAACTTCGACTCTAGTTCCTGTATTCGATTTGTCATCGTTTCTGCAAAGTGCTGAATTCTTACTTCTAGGGATTTTTCCATAGCATAACCTCTGTTCGAGCTTGCCCAAAATCTCATGAAAAGAATTATCACACGAAATTTTAGTCTGTCCTAAATCAATTTTTCTTTCAAATATTAAATCGATGATCTGGTCATCAGTAAGTTGTATTTCATTCATTCGACGTCCTTTATGAGTTTTTCACAATAAGAAAAAAGTTTTTCGATCATTTCTTCACGCTTAACCATTGTAATCCAGTGAGGGCTTATAACTCCTTGGTATTTAGGCATGTTTCTTTCGTATTTGAAACTATACCAGTTATTTTTCATTTTCTTGATATTCTTTACATCGATTTCGCTAAACATACCCTACCTCAATATTTCCTATCACGTTTATATTCTCTTAATAAATTTTCACAAAATTGGATAACGTCGTCCATCAAGTCTTCACGCTCTAAGGGAGTTATCCAATACTTTTTATTTATTCTTATGGAATTTGCCCATCCGAGGCGAGTCCTATAAGCAATAAAAGTACGCCATCGTCTTTTAATTTTCTTAAATTCCCTGACGTCCTGTTTTTTCCATTTGATTCGCAAAGCAGCAGTTTTTTCCAAAGGCTCATCTTTGAAGCTCTTATTACAATTATGCATGGCTATTTCGTCACAATTTTAATAGTTACCGGATAAAGCTCTTCTACTTGCTTAATTTTTAGCGCTGACATAGGGGTCATAAAACCTTTACAGTCAATAAATTCTACTGTTCCGTCGGATAAAAATACGGTAAAATCAACGACATATTTAATATTTCCTGGTAGCATGAAAGGGGTTTGCAAAAGGAAAAACAAGACTTCGCCGTTTTGCTGGCGAAGCTTCAATTGATTGTAATAAGAGCGCTCAAGCTTGGAGGGAAATTTCTTTCCATCAGCTTCACAGGATTTGGCTCGGTATTTGTGCTTAATCATATTGAACATTTATCAGCCTAAATATTTTTTGTCTTGCACTATTTTCATCATTTTGTTAAATCTTAGATGTCAAAAGCCTTTTCACCTTTTGACTCCTTGAATGTAGAAGAGTTTTTCCCCCGTCACTTGCGTTTCGGGGGTTTTTTTTTCTAAAATGGAAATGAACCTTGAGCCTCTTGAGCTTCTGGTTTACTTTCAGAAACATTCCTAGCCATATATTCATCAACAGCCTTGATAATCATCTCTTTAAATTTATCGTCCAGGTTCCTTTCTTCATAAGCGAGGTAGGGATAGTATTTCTTTTTACCTTCAGCGTCGTCATATTGGCGAGAAGGTAGATTAACCCACCTCTTGGTACCGGTGTCAAAGAGCGTACACTCGCGGATATTTAGACCGCCCCACTTCAGCATTTTGCAGGTGAATCTAGCCACCAATGGTCCCTTGTTGATTAGCTCGAATTTCATAATTTCAATCATTTGTCCATCTCCTTGTAATTTCGTTAAATGTATCATAAATTTCTGTAATTTCTTTGTAAAAAAACCTTTGTCCATCCTCTAAAACAAGTAGCCTCCTATGTTGCGAATAGACAATCAATGCCAATAGGGAAATAATTATCCACTCTAAATTCATAGTCCTTACCTCCTATTAAAAATAACTCTAGCCGAGTAAGCAAGCGTTAGGCAAAACATCGCCGTACATACTAAGATCGTTAAGCATAAGTCCTCGTATGGGATCATGATTCCTCCTTTAATTTTGTCTCTGATCTTTAGCCCAAAATTCTAATGTTTCATTCTTTTTGTCGAATATTCTAGAAGCTGTGCGTTCTCCTAAAATATCAGAAATTTGTTTTTTATTTAAGTTGGTCGTAATCAAGGTCTTATTTTCATTAGAATATCTTCGATCAATCAATTCTAAAACCATTTCATTTTGCCATTCAGTGCATTTGGAAGAGCCTAAATCATCAAAAATAAGATATTTTTTGTAAGACAATCTATCAATGACAGAATGTTGAGTTTTACCCTCTTCGATTGCTTTATGAATTTCTTCAATAAATCTTCTATGAGTTGTGTAAAAAACTTCTTCTTTTTTCTCAAAAAGCAGATTCAAAATAGACGCAGAAAGATAAGTTTTACCAGTCCCAGGGTTTCCCATAAGAACAAGAAAAGGTTTATAATCCTTAATCCAAGAGTTGACAATATTTTGAATTACACGATCAGCCATCCACTTGCTAAGACAAGCATGCTTATAAGAAGAGCCAAGATTAAACTTCTCAGCTCCAGTCATTGATTGACCATGATCATTTTTTTCTACTCTTTTTTGATATTCATCTCTAGCTATTGATTTTGAAGCATTTGAATCTTCATTAAGGCAATCTTGATTTCCACAGAATGAAACCCAATCATCACCATCTTTACAAATATGATAAAAGATTCCTTTGCATCGAAAACAAGGTATTGGATATGTTTTAGTGCATTTTCCTCCCAAAATATTATTATTCGACACGCTTTCCATTAACAAAGATACCGGTTGGATTTTCAACTTTCCCCTTACCAATTCCCCCCGAATGCTTATTTCCATATATTTTTCCTTGAGTTTTGTTTTTATTTCTTAAAAATGTTCTAAATGCAGCAACGTAATCAGTGTACCCTTCCTTTCGATTGTTGGTACAATGATCGTTTATCTCTTCGATGATCTCATCAACCTTTTCTTTTGGCTCCTTTTTACATAAATTTTCATATTCCTCATCTGAAAGTTCTACAAAATTACCATAGGGTTTCCTAACACTCTCTATAGAAGCATTAGGTATAGTATCTGGTATAGGTTTGCCCTTTTGCGCAATTCGATTTGCCTTTTTGGGAATATGCATTTGCCCATTTGGGCAAATGCTTGTAACTTTATTCCAATCTATTGAATACCAGGTTGTTCTATCATATGTAGTGTCATTATAATTTCCTTTAATCAAAATACCTCGTGCAACCAATTTATCAATAATTAACCTCAATTGTTTAACAGTCCAAAAAGGGAAATGAGCATGTAAATTCTCAATTGTGTCATAGGTCCAATATCTCTCATCATGAAAATTCTTTTTCATCCTCTCGTTAAGTTCGAGCCAATAATTTATGTGGTGAAGGAATATAGCCATATCAGCGCTTTTTAACGCGGTAGCCAGATCGATTGGGAAAGAATGGGTAGATTTAAATGGATTGTAAGTATCTGAACATGAATTGGTCATGACTCTCCTATAGTTTGTGTTGATTAAAACTATCAAGAGAGCTAAAATTAAAGCATCCTACTGCGTTTAATTATTTCTTTCGATAGAGGCCCCGCAACCACGGGGCCTTTTGTCTTTAGCAAGTTATCTCGAAATGATATTTTTTCACTATCAAATTAAAAACTTTTCCTAATCGTCTAACCTTCTTCAGGTTGCGTTTTGTCTTTTGGAATAGCTTGTGAAAGATTCAAAAAATCTTGTGCAATACAACACAACATTTCTCTTGGTTTTTTTGCCAATTGCTGAACAGTTGCGCCTATCATGTAGATCATGGCCGATAAGGCAACATCAGGATCTATTTTATGCTCTTGGAATATGTTGTAGATCACAATAACCACTTTCATAAGTTCTTCTTGATTCTCATCTGATCTTTTAAGATCTTCTTTGTTCTCATCTGTCATTTCTAAGCTCCTTGAGGGTAACTTCTCCCCCCGTATAAAGTTCAATCTTAGTTGCCAGTTCAAAGCCAGGGCGCGCCCCATCTCTTGTAATCACTCTAAAATAGTTGGCATTAACGCCTAAATCTCTTGCCATTTTTGCGGCTGGTATTCTGTTTTTAAATAGATATTCGCGAATCGTCATATTTTTACCTCCATATACAAACACAATAGCAGATCGCTTAATTACGATCAACGAGTTTTTTCTTGTTGCACTTAATTCAATCATATGCTAAGATAAGTCCATCAAAGCAAGTACGCGATTAACACGGACACTTTCGAAGACCGTTGCTAAAGTTGGAAAGCTTAGATAAAAAAACCTAAACGCAAGATAGGAGTTGAAAATGAAAGACCTAGATGACTTAATAGCTATGGCTTACCAGTTGAGCCAGACGTTAGAATACATGGCTAACAACGAGTTAAAGTTTGGCTTTGACTTAGGTTACCAGTTAGACCAGTTAAGCTACGACACACTGATAGTTGCCAATAATCTTAGAGAGATTAGCACTATGTTAGTTGGAGGTGTCGCATGAATTATGACCCAGAATGCTCTATAGCAGAAGAGAGGGAAGTTATGGAATCTTACATGGAAAAAATTCGCGAAGAAGTTTTAAAACGGTTATCTCCTTTGGAGGTAGCCGCTATCTTTGAGGATGCGAAAGAGTTTATTTACAGATGGAGAGAGCAGGAAGATATCAAACGGGGAGAGGATTCTTATGAATAAATCTGAAAATGTAAATGAAATTGCTAAAGCAATGTCTGCTTTTCAAGGTCAAATGAAACCAGCTTCAAAAGATAGCGCTAATCCTTTTTTTAAGTCGCGCTACTCAAATTTAGAAGCAGTTTGGGATGCGATCAGAGAACCCCTCAGTAAAAATGAATTAACGGCCGTACAAGACGTTTGTACAACTGAGAATGGTGTTTCTATCTCTACAACTCTTCTTCACTCCAGTGGTCAATGGATGGAGTTTGGACCCCTTGAAATTCCTATTTCTAAGAAGGATGCACAATCTGTCGGATCGGCAACTTCTTATGGAAAAAGATATGCTCTTTGCGCTGCCTGCGGTGTTGTATCTGGCGATGAAGATGATGATGGAGAAAAGGCAATGAATCGCAATGGCGAGAAGGAAAAGCCCAAGGGAAAAGAAAAGCCTAGAGCTCAGCCTATTTTGCCAACGGAGCTATCTGCTTTGATGTCAATTAGCTCTGATTGCTCTGAAGATTATATGAATAAAGTCTACAATCATTTGAAAACTCTTGGCTTTGAAACTTTCGCACAAATAACCCAAGACATATACCCCCAAGTGATGAACGGAATGAAGAAAAACGCAGAGTGGCAAAAGGAAAAAAATGTTTAAAACTTATTTCAAGGAAACACATGAAAATTTACGAGGATCTGATTCAGGGATCGCCGGAGTGGTTAGAATTTCGGCGGATGCACGTCGGAGCAAGCGATGCTGCTACAATCATGGGAATGAATCCCTGGCACACGAAGCTACAACTCTGGCAGGAGAAGTGCTTGGGCTGGACGAAGGAGGTCAATAATGCCATGCGTCGTGGGACTGAAATGGAAGAGCAAGCGCGAAATGCTTACATCCTACAAACGGGAAGATTGGTTTTGCCTATGGTGGCTACATGTGAGGTTCATCCATTTATTTCGGCGTCTTTTGATGGGGTTTCCGACGATTTTAAAAATATTGTTGAAATCAAATGCGGTAAAGCCAGCCACAAACTCGCACAGCACGGAGAGCTACCACGTTACTACATGGCGCAAGTGCAGCAACAAATGTACGTAGCTGGCGTACAGGAAATGGATTATTTTTCTTACAACCAAATCATAAAACCAGATCATTCATTTGTGGAAGATAAAATAATCATTCCCGTAACCCTTGATTATGAATTTGTTGAAACTCTTATTGAAAAAATAAAGGAATTCTGGCATTGTGTTCAGACAAACACACCACCCAAGGATTAACTATGAGACAGTTGCAAATGTTTCCAGAAGCGGTTGATTATGAAAAAGAAATGGACAAGATGAAAGAAGACTTCACAAAGCTACGCAAGTCCCTTTTTGCTCAGCAAGGGGATTTGCGTAAGCAATATACGGAAGTTGCCCATGAGCTACAGATGCTTAAACTTAACATTTGTAGAGGAAGGATTATATGACAGCCGATTGTCAAGCCAAGATTGAATATATTCTTTTGCAGCGAAAAGACAATATCGACCAACTGAATGAGTCAGAAAATTATGAAAGTTATTACTTCTACAACGGCAAAGTTTATGCCTATAATGAGATCTTAAGGATTCTTCAGGATGATTAGCGAATGTTTTGATCTTACGGGTCAAGCTTTTGGGGAATGGACTGTTATCGAGCAAGTTCCTCGCCCCGAGCATTGGAATGAAAATGCTACAAGTGCTTTCTGGCTTTGTCTTTGTAGCTGTGGCCATAAAAGTATTGTGATAGCAAATAAGCTACGAAGTGGAAAATCAAAATCTTGCGGCTGTAGCTTGTTAAATTCTAACATTCCATCAGAAAATTAGGTCATCGTAAGCAAGTTCTTAGTATTTACGCTATTGGTAGCGTTAGAAGTAAACACCAGTCCGGCAAAGTTAATAGTCCCACCCCCTGATAATGCAGGTGCATTGGAAGATGTTATCGTTGTTAATGTCATTAACAAAGTTGCTGTGATGGATGCAGCTAGAGCTGTTCCAGAATTTAATGTACATCCCTCAACTGTATTTGTTCCTGATCCCCCAATTGTCAAACAAGTCGAGTTTCCTGTTGGGAAATTAGTTGAAAAGGCACTTAAAGCAGCTGTGCCGGATGTTGTTGTTGGTGATGAAAAAACAGAGTTCGTAAAAGAAACTGTTCCTGCCGAAATTGTATTTGCTGTTGTCGATGCAACACCAGTTCCAGCAGCATTCGAAAAATTACAGTTTGTGAAAGAAATCAATCCTCCAAAAGAACTTAATCCAGAAGCGACAAATATATTTGATCCTGCATCTGAAGCATCCCCTAAACAATATAGAAATGCGACTAAAGAATTAATTGCTGAATTTGTAAATGATACCCCTATTGCTGTTCCAGATACAATAAGTGAGCACCTTGTAAAAAAGAGTTGCCGAGTTGCATTTCCTGTGCTGGTTATCAAAGTTCCAGAGGATGCCTGAAATCTAATCCCTGAAAAGCTAAAGTGTGTACCTGTTGCCGTATTGTCTAAAGTTACAGGTCCAGTAATAATTACGTTACCAATTATATCGTCATTGAAAGCAGTAATGTTAACAGCAGTTTTGAGTGTTATTGATCCGCCATAGGTTCCTGGCATCACCATGATGGTATCACCAGCTGATGCCGCATTGATAGCCGCTTGAATAGACGTATGTGTGCCGTTAGGGGCCGACGCAGTGCTTAATGGGTCAACAATCCAACGGGCTGGTGACATTGGGTTGATTTCGATGATATGACTAGCAGGATTAGCAACAACAGTTGGAAAGAATCCGACTTGTTCATTGAGTTGGCCAGTAATCTGAATATTGCTTGGTGGCGATGCGCTTATCGAGGACGGGAAAACTTGAGTGCCTGCATTGTCAGACAGGGAAAGGATTTGGGTAGTATTGGTAACTACAGAAATCCATGTCGCTTGTAATTGACCAGTTGGATTGGAAGCGGTAGGAGCATTGCTAAAACTGTCGAGGTACCAAATTTCTTCCAAAACCGAGTTAAACCATATCTGACCAACTTTATAAGTTTGCGGGCCATAATAAACGTCATTTACGGTAGGGTTGCGATCGGAGACGATTGGCCAGAATAACCCAGTTGTTCCTGGGCCTTGAGAATAGGCTTGACCTGTGAATGAAAAGTTGGGGAATGTCATTAGTTTACCACGCCATAAAGTTTGAAGATACCTGTTAGAATATTACCTACATCAAAAAACACTCGAAGCGCATTTGCAGCTGTTGCAACTTGCCATTGCGTGTTTATTTGATTTGAGACCGCATGGCCTGAGGCTATACCTATAGATGATATTAGCATATTTTTTGCGTAAACACTTGAGTTTAAATTAAATAACTGCGCATTTCCATCAAAGGGAAATTCTGCACCAAATTCAAAATCAGCGCCAAATGTACAAAGGCTTCCTACTAAATTCGTTTCATCAATATTTGATAAACCAGTTCCCTCAAGTGATGTCCATCCCGTGGTGATATAACCAGAAGATGAATAACTTGATCCTCCATTGGTTGAAAATTGAATATATAAATTTCCGCCGTTAGAACTACCAGTGACTTGATTGAATGTTAAGTAATAATTATTGAAACCTGTAAGACCGGTTGTGAAATTTAATGCAGAACTTGAAGAAGCCGTCTGAGACTGAATCAAAACAAGATTACCGCTAGTAGGTGCTGGTGTTCCAGAACCCACAATATTAACCGAACCGCCAAGTGAAACACTTCCCCCTCCCGTTAATCCATTGGATACATTGATAGTGACAGCGGAATTAGAAAGCGATGCGTTTGGTATTGCCGAAAGTGTCCCTGTTACAGTTGAACCAGCACCCGAAAAGGCAAGACCGCCCGCACCTGTAAACGTAATAGCGCCAGCAGAGGACACAGCATTCCCGCCAGCGGTTTGAAATGTAAGGGTGGATGTTTGGGTGTTGGTGATAGTAATTGTATTGCCAGTAGCCGACGTGGTGATCCCCGTGCCACCTACGATGTTTAAAATACCGCCAGATGGCGCAGCAGATCCGATGTTGGCAACGAAGCTTTCAGCTACATTTGAAGGAATGCTTATAACACCGCCTTGTGACATCTTAAGAACCTGGTTCGAGTTTCTTCAGGAGCGTAAAGATTTGCGCAATGGCTTGTTCGAGTGATTTGATTTTGTCGTTGACTTTGGGGTCGGTCTGAATAGTTGGAA